CCACTATAATCCAATAAGTTTATTTAAATCAAGCTATTGTTTTAAAATCAACAATTTACAATTGAATTATTATGTAATTAATAAGAAAATACATGTTAAAACATGACAATACCAGACAAATAAATCAACGCATTACAGGTTTTAGTGAGTGCATTTTATCACAAAACACACTCTGATATACTCCCGAAAACTACCCAGAAATTAGACGGGAACCAATGAGAACGTATATGACGGAGGATGTGGCGAGGGATTTGTTTGAGAAGTTGAAAGTGCATTTCAAGCATAATAAAATTGACACTAATTGATGCTATATTTTTTATTCAAATAACCGTTTATTATGTGTATCATGGATTTATTATATACATAAATCCATGGAATCTATCGAGGTTATTAATGAGTAAGATTCTCTTTGTTAGTTATGATCTTGCTGGAAAAGGTGGCATTGAGTCGGTTAGTAAAAAACTCACTTATCTTTTAGATGAAAATAAATGTAACAGTGAATTTATTTTTATTCGTGACAAAAATTCCAACAGTATTATTGATGACTTATGGCTTCAAAATATTAAGTTTAATAGAATTACATCAAATATAACAAATACAAAATTAAGAAGATTACATTTTTCATTTCTTCTAGCTAAATATTTAAGAAAAAATAAATTTGATGCAATAGTGGGTCTATGTCCATTATCTTGCTATATTGTTAATCTTTCAAAAAAATTTAGCCTTACAAAAACCCCATTATTTTCTTGGATACATGGTGCGCTACAATATCAATATAAAAAAGAATATTTAAAAAAAGCAGATAAACATTTAGCAATTAGTTCAAGCATAGCTAATGGATTAATTGATATTGGTATTAATAAAAAAGATATTAGTATTATTTTCAATCCAGTAACAAAGCAAGACACAATAATAAAAAGACCTGAAAGCACTTCTAATTTTTTATATATTGGCCGTATGGACAACAATCAAAAAAATATTAATGAACTGATTTATGCTTTATCAAACTTAAAAGAAGAATGGCATCTCGATTTTATTGGAGATGGTCCTGATAAAGACGCTATTCAACAATTAGCTGAAGAAAAAGAAATTAATGATAGAATCACCTGGCACGGATGGAAAAAAGACCCATGGCACTTTGTTATAAATAACATTCATGGTGTCACAGCATTGATATTAACATCTAAATATGAAGGATTTCCTATGATTTTAGGGGAGGCTTTATCCAGAGGGATTTATTGCATTAGTTCAAACTGTGACTCAGGGCCAGAAGATATAATCAAAGATAATATTAATGGACAAATGTACACTCCTGGTAATATATCTGAATTATCAATAAAATTAAAAAATCTTACATATGAAACGCTACCTACTCATGAAGAAATAAAAAACTCAATTAATAATTTTTACGATGATGTATATATAGATAGATTAATTAAAGCGTTATTTTCTTGAGATACATAATGTATATATTTATAACAGAGATCAAATTTAAATTTTATAAAATATAATATTTTAAGGTGCAATTAAAAATAACGGACGCTGTAGTTAGCGTCCACACAGCATTAATACTTATGATATAATATTCACAACAATCTTATTTTTAAAATTAGCTAATGACGGTAATGCCCCATCCAGTGTTGCTAAATTTCCTTGAGCTATCTTTATTACTGTTTTATCTGTAGTGTATGTGAAAGTTAAATAAATATATGCACCATTATGTAATACTTGCTACCAGTGGTTATCGCTAGTACACCTCTATCGTCCGATGTTTTTTAAATGCATTTGGTTTGTACCATAATAGGCACCAATTTCGTCCTTAGCATAAATAACGCCTGTAAACGAAGCTCCTGATAGTAGAGCGTAATTCACTTCATGTTGGCAACTAGTATCTAATATTAAAAACAATTTCATTATATAAATAATAGTCGCCTATCTAAATATAGGCGACATAGAAATTAATCAGCCAACCAAATCTCGGAAAAATTAGAGTAATTAGCACCACTTGCACTAATTTTCATACCTCCACCTGTTGTCTGCATTTTTATAAATCCAGATGCTCCATGCGACACACTGATCATAATATTATCAACGGGAGGAAATGAGGCGATACACCATCCATCAGAGCTATTGTTATTTTTTAAATAAACTGTCTTTCCCCTCACGTCTTCTGTAACTGATGCAGTTTTATTTCCATCAATAGCTCCACCAACTTTTCGCCAACTTTTTCCTGTACCTTTCTTTTCATATCGACCATCACTTTCCGCTTTTGTATAACTACTACCCGCAGTCGCATAATTTCCTTTAGGCTGATACTTACTATCTGATTCTGTTTTTGAATAACTGTAACCAGAAGCTTGATAACTGCCTTTAGGCTGATATTTACCGTCAGACTCTGCCTTAGTATACGATGCTCCTACTAGCGCATAATTGCCCGCTGGTTGGTAATTTCCTTTGCCTTGATAACGCCCGTCACTTTCTGCTTTTGTATAGCTACTTCCAGCCGTTGCATAACTCCCTTTAGCTTGATATCGACCATCCGATTCCGTCTTCGTATATGAAGCACCCGCTAGTGCCATTGTTCCATTTTGATATGGAATTCTAACAATTCGATATTCACTACCAGTGGTTATCGCTAGTACACCCCCATCAGCCGATATTTTTAAGTGCACTCGGTTTGCACCGGAGTAGGCACCAATTTCATCCTTAGCATAACTAGCTCCTGTAAACGAAGCTCCCGATAGCGGAGCGTAATTTCCTTTAGGTTGATATTTACCATCTGATTCTGTTTTAGTATATGAAGCTCCTACTAACGCGTAATCGCCTGATGGCTGGTAACTCCCTTTCGCTTGATAACGTCCGTCACTTTCCGTTTTAGTGTAACTATCCCCTTTATTGGCATAGTTCCCTGCTGGCGCATAATTACCCTTTGGCTGATATTTGTTGTCGGTTTCTGCCTTTGAATAGCTGTAACCGGATGGTGTGTAATTGCCTAACGGTTGAAAACGTTGATCTGATTCTGTTTTAGAATAAGCGCCTACATCACCTGCTGTGGCATCCGCTTTTAACTCTGCCCATGCATTACCGGCAACCGGCTCAATATTGTTATTCTCAACTTTAGACTGCCAGACTTTATTTTTATGATAGACAATAGCGCGTATCGCATACGGCTTACCAGCTTCATCCCATTTTGGAAAACCAAAAGATTGGATTTCACCAATGGCTTCCGTGATATCGTGAAATATCCCGTTCATTTTTTCACGTTCGATATCTTTAGCAGCAGGATCTGTGACTTGGTCACGCTCATAGTCGTAACCATAGCCTTGTGTATAAGACACTGAGCCGTCTGGTTGGATTTCTACGGGTATAGAAGCCTTATCCCCTTGTGTTGCAAAGGGGGTTTTAAAAATAGTTGTCATAGGAATTATGCTCCGAAGTTACTGCCTAAGAAGTTTTTACGATGCTGACCAACGCCAAAGGCTTTTTTGGTCACAATGCGATATTTGACGCCAACGCCAGAAGGACGTGGCATTAAGTCGAAGTTTTCGAGAAGAACCCGTAGGCGTTCGTCAGGGTTGAAGTTAAAGACGTAATACATGTAAGTCATATCCAGTGGATCAAGGACAAAAACTTTGCTGTCATCACGCCAAAAGAAACGTTTTAAAAATTCATTAATGTTAGTGACCGTAGGACTTTGTGTCAGATTAAAATAGCGCATTCGTACTAACATGCGTTTTTGATCAACAGTTAGTGACAAGGTGTAATCCGCATTACGTCGGAAATTGGATTTAAAATTGGATTTCTTTTTGCCAAAACCAAACCCAACTTTATTTTTGTCGCTTGGTGGAATATCAATACCTAACGGTACATCCAGAATGCGTGACCAAATCGATAATCCAAAATCATTCGCGGTATCGATATTAAACACATCTCGGTACCAATTTTGCCAAAATAACACCATCGACTTTTCAAAATGAGAGGCCTTAAAACTAGCGAGCTTTTTTAAATTCTCTGCATCTTCATACTGCCAGAGGATCGCTTTTAATAGGTCTGAATGAAACTCAAATTGTTGAACGTTCATACAATCACCACTTGCACAGCACCTCGTTGTAAGCGTGCGATTTGATTAATGGCAATCGGAATTAATGCGACATTCCACACTTTCCCATCTAGCGACAATTCAACTTTGGTCACGAACAGACGAGGTTCTACAGTATTCACTGCAGACGCTATCTCAAAAGGTGACACTTCACGTCCAACAATCAAACCGTTATCGCCATCCAACTCTCCACGCGTCCATTGTTCTATGGCACTGGGGATAATAGTTTGCGCATCAACGACTGATTTTTTAACTGTCACTCGACAAAAAACGGTGATCTCCTTAGGGCGTGAAAATTTCACTTTATATTCTTGTCCACTTATCGGCTCTACAACACCGATTTCAATCTCACCATTAAAAGCCGATCCAATAGTTTTGGTTCTCAGCAATGATTTAGCAATTTCGTTACTATCGCCCCCTTCAACACAGACATAAATGCTATGAGGCAACAGAGAAATTCCATCAATAGTGAGCACCGCATCGGTGTAGTTCTCACGAAAAGAAAGCGAGTTAACGCCCTCTAATTCATACAGTGAAGAGGTGATCGCTTCTGCAACACTGACGGTATTTTTAGCCAAAGTTTGCTTACGTCGTCGCCTTGCTTTGATATCAGATTCAGCATAACGGCCAACAACTGCATGAGTGGGATTATTGACTTTCTCCCAACCTAATACTGAGCTAGCCACAGAATTCAGTTGGCCGGCACCGCATTCAACAGGGCCATATTCAACCGCCCTCATATCCCCTGTTGCTTTACCGGTATTATCAATAATCAAGGGTGAAACTGTTTCGAACATGGCACCGGCAACACTGGACGCTAATGAGCCCTTGGGAATAATCGTGCTGGGCACGCCACTAAATTCAACGCTGGAAAGATAAGAGTGAGTGGCATTAATGCGTTGGCCACCCATTAGCGCCCATATTGCATCAAGAAAAACACCACCAGCAATATCAGGATTGATTTGATTTGCTAACTCGGCATTATTTCTCACCATTGCATCACGGTTTTCAACTTCCATCGTCGCCAATGCACCTTGTGGTGTTTCAGGGGCAAGGTTAATCGATTGACCAAACACCGCACAAAACTCGCTTTCGACTTCATCACGTATTGTGGCCGTGTCGGGAAGAATAACGCCTTTATTATTGATATAACGATAATCAGCCATTCAATGTAAATCCTCCGTATATCGTGCGAATTGTTGCTTGATACTTCAATTCACCGTTCTCGACTGTGGCGCTAAAATGGGTCACTTCAACCACCTCTTCAATTTCGCTCATACGTTGTCTAAATGCCGTTTCAAACATCGGGATATCAGCTTGGCGACCAAAGGTTGTTGGCCAGAACGGAATACCTTTATCTTTTTTATGTAACATTTCACCACGCACGGCCTTGGCAAAGTGCTGACAAAGGTTTTTAACCGCACCGTCTTTTTCGCTGAACTGGAGGTTTCCATCAGGGCCAATAAAGAGATCATTATTTTTATCGATTGAAAATGTTCTCATAGAGGCGCTCCTGAATTTCCATGACCGGTCTCAACACCACTATGTTGATGTGTAGAACCGATATCTTTTCCATTGTGTTTCATCGTGCCACCACTAGAGTCACTATTACCATTTATGGACTGATTGCCATTCACTGTGACGTTGCCATTAAACGTAGTTTCAGGCACATTGACTTCAAGAACGGGCGAATCTAAAACCGCTTTACCCTCATGCAGGGATAAACACACAGAGCCATCTATTGATTGGATCACCAAGGCATCAATGTTTTTTCCATCAATCACCCAACCTTTAATCGTGTCAGGGAAAAACATTGCATCACTGAATGAATGCAGACGTGCGGTATTAGGTTGATCCTCCAATCCTCCGCGCTGAAATATCAGGCTAATATCTCTATCGTTGGCTTTTATCCAACCAAAATCACCCGGTTTAATCGGTGCGCGAATAAAGAAACCCCCTCCACCAAATCTAAAAACGGGAATGTTGGACAATGGTGCACGCCCGACCGTTCCCCCTTCCGTTGTTACCATCATCACCAGTGGTTTGATAACAGCACGATTGGTTCTATCGTCATAACTGACCACTGTTGCAGGGAGCATGTCCTCTGTATTCATCATCAAGTTACGAAATGCAGACGAGAGCGCACCTGCCAGCGAACCATCACTGGCAATATCAGTATTGGGTTTATTCATGATTATGCTCGTTTACAGGTAGCCTGATAAAAGAAAGGATCATCATGTGAAGCAACATCGAATTTCAGTTGTTCAATGATGTAGTCGCCATTAAGTGCAGAATTGAATTTACTCTCGAGTCGTAGCATGCCCCCTAGTTCTGAGGCACCATCAATTAAGTAGGTAACGGACAACCCTTTTTCAGTGGCTTTGGGTATACCTACCATGCCTGATTTCATGCTAAGAATGCGCAAGCGCCCTTTTAAGGCTTGGTTATCATCTTTGACAAACAACGTATCATCATCAATAAAGGCTTTAACGTTTCCCGCTTCCTGCAGTCGTTGTACTTGCTGTAATGCTGAACCACAAAAATACCAATTGGCAATATTTTTATCGGTGGCTTGAAAGTCCAATCTAACCTTACAATCCTTTGCCACCGATGACGCGATCTCGCTCATTTTCTGCATGGCGCCACCACTGGAAGAAACAATATCACCTGAACTGGCATTATTGGTTTTAGCCTTAATGGTTAGTGTCACATCGGGAGGCGAGGCAATTTCTGCACTGACAATATCACCAGTAAAAATACGAAATAATCCCGTATTGACGCGCCCTACTTCAAGGTAAAGACGGCGAGTTTGTTTGCTTTTATGATAAGGGCTAGTTTCAGTGAGCAGATAATCTCGAGTGTGGGCGTTTAATCCATCAATGCTAACTGTGCATTCATTTTGTAAGGGGTTTGCGTACTTGGTGCCGTTAGCTTTAATCCGCAACCCTTCATACCACTGCAGTCGTTCTGCGACTTCAATCCCCACCCGTATTCGTCGTAAGTCCATCTTCACTCCAAATAATTAATGATTGGGTTCTATCGAATAATTCATACCAGGGCAGAGCATCATTTTCTGTTATAAATGCTAAATTCGTGCCATCAGTCAGGTAGCGATAAGGAATGATAGGTGTGTTTGCTACCGCGCGCATACCCACGGCGATAACCTCACTTTCTCGTTCAATATCGAGATACATCGCATGTCGACCGGCTTTTATTGTTAGCGTCCAATTAACTCCCTCTAAATTGACAGATAAGCGTTGGTTTGGAATAGCTTTTAAAGGTATGACTTTCATGAGAAGCTCCAATCACCATCTGCGATACGTGTTGCGACTGAACCTTTCTTTTTAGTCTCCGTATCGGCTTCTTTTGTTTGCACATTCCCCCGATTTACGGTTGATGACTGCGCTGGCTTTTGTGTCGCTCGAGGCGGTAAATCGCCGTATTCAGGCTCAACAGTGCGCCATTCAACAAACCGTAGCGACAATTTTATCGCATCTATCATGTCAGGTATTTCATCATGATTAAAACCCGTTAATAACATCGGTTGATAGGTTTTTACTCGGGTTTGAATACCAACAAGTTTGTGTTCGTCAAAAGCTTGTTGCATCGATGAGAAGATGTTTTTCATCTCTCCCGTTAATAGCAAATCTATACCAATCTCAACGGGGTTAATGATCACATGATCACTGCGAGTTTCACCACTTTCAACTTGAAATTGTGTTGCTTTATGCTCATCTCTTACATTGATTTGAATCGGACTCACGCTATCAAACAGTGTAGAAAATGACGCTAAATCAAAGATTTTGACTTCTGTGATCATTTTGCTACTCCCGTTGAGTTTTGCTGATTGAAATCGGCGAGTTGATCTTGCAATGAATCCTTTACGCCCGATGCCATACCCTGCGCATCTGTGGCTTGAGTCTCAATCTTAATTTCTCCAATACTTACGTTACTTTCATTCTTCACATTGGATTGATTACTAATGGCTTGGCTGGTAATCGGGTTCATTGCATTGTTGGCTATCGCATCTAACTGTGCATTGGCTTGAGCAATAGATTGTCTAACTGGTGGCTGTTGTGTCGTTTGGCTTTCTTCTTGAGGCATGGCATATTCAATCTCACCATTATCATTGACTTTTCGCTCTACATTTTGATTGATAGTAATTTCTTCATCGTCACCGAACCCGAAAAACTCTTTAGCAGATTTCCAGCCATTTTTAACTGCATCAAGCCCTGTATTTACCCAACCAATGATTTTTTCGACTTGCTCCCACATCCATTCAAACGCGCCCACAACGGCATCCGTCACCGTAGCAAAAACACCCGCAAAGGATTTACCCCAACCTGCAATGACTGAAATACAACTCAGCAAATACTTAACATAAGCTTTTAAGCCTGATGCCATTAGATCCCAACCAGCGATAACAATATCTGCCACAACACCAACGATAACTTTTAGATATTCAAAGAGCTTTTTGAATGTTTCCCACAATGCAAGAATAACGATTTTTAATCGTGGGTATTTTTCAAGAATACGCCCAATCATTGAATCATTACCGTCAATGAAATTCATAATGTCGTCATAAACAATCGCAAATGCCATCGCTAAAAGCGCAATAATGGCAATAATAGCGATAATAGGCCATGTTGCAGCAAGTGTTGCTGATGCAGCAGCTAACATAGGGGGAACGTAATAAAGTGCTACGGCCAAACCAATGGCTGAGAAAAAACCTATCAATAAATTTTTGTTTTCTTGGCAAAATTTGACAAAGGTTTGCACCCAAGAAAGGACTTTAGTTAACGCTGGTAACGCACTATTCATAATACTCATCATGACACTACTGAATACGGTTTTTAATCCTCCCGTCACCTCCTTATATTTTTGGGATTGTAATGCAAGTTCCTTTGTAACAACGCCATTCTCCTTTTGCTTTTTAGTCAACTCCTCGAGTTCTTTTCGTCCTTTAAGAATGGATTCAACAATTTTATTGTCTGTTATTCCCACTTCTTTAATTCGAAATACGGCTTCTTCTTTGCTCATCCCTTGCACAGCATCAGACAAGCGATATATGCCCTCCATTGCGCCAATAGATTCGCCTTTCATATCTTTTAATGAGATGTTTAAACTTTTGAAAACATCTGCTTTCCCTGATGAAGTATCTTGTAATGCTTCACCAATACTTTCAGACATATCCATCAATGAGTCACGAGCGCCTTGAGCATCTCCTCCCATTGAGGTTATGACTTTGCCAAAAGCATCAACATCTTCAACAGGAAGTTCTAAGGCTTCTGCGGATTGAGAAAGCGTATTCACTTCTTCTGCTGTTGTTTGAATAAATGACGCAATTCCCCCTACCGTTAAACCAATCCCAACCATCCCTGCCATTCGACCGAGAAAACCAGCTAACGACGAGGTCGCTTTACCATAATTATCTGCAACCTCATCGGCTGACTCAGCTAATTCATTATTTCGCCTCGTCAGTCGTTCCGTTTCTCTAGATGCCGAATTATTCGTGGCAGTTTGATCATTGATTGACTGTTCAGCTCTCTGAATATTACGTTCGAGTAATACAATGCCTTCCGATAATTTTTTATTACTTTCTGATGAGAGAGCATTAGACTGTAAAAGTAACTTCGCATACTCAAGATAATCTTTCATTTTCTCTATGTATGCGCTCAACTCAGCTTGAGCAGTATCACTATCAATATTTATCTCAGTATGTTCGTTGGTTACATTACCTAAACTATCAATAATATTTTGAACAATATTATCAATGTCTTCAGAATTACCCTCCGCTTCTTCAGTGATCCGTTTAATTTCTGAAATGATGGCATCAGAGGCATTGGATGCATCACCATTAACATGAATATCAACTGAATTTGATGATAGCGCTGTCAATTGTGCGGATAGATTTTGAATAAATTGCGTAAACCCATCTGCACCGATAGTTGCCGATTGTTGCGCTTTTTTCATCTCAGCAATAATGTCATCGGTCGATTTGCTCACCCGATTAAACGCATCATCGGCTTGGTGGGTATCAAATTCAAATACCTGAACAAAGGTATCTAGCAAAGCCATATGAGTTATCCTTTCGATGAAGCCAGCGCTTCGTTATAACGGTTGGTAATGGCGATCTCCCACAAATCAAACGCCTCTTCTAAATCTATTGATGTTTTGAGTTCGGTGAGCGTGGCGAAACCGGCTGAGATGATGACGGCAAAGAAGCCATCAGCGTTTTTATAATCGACGGGAGTGAACCGGTGATTTTGTTGAGCAGGAATTGGAGGAAACCTTGGCTCCCGTCTTTGCCGAAAAAACTGGTGTTATACTTCAACATTTCCAGTTCAAGACGAATAAGGGCTTCACCATCGGGCACATGGTTATCAATTAATGTGCTGGTTTTAAGGTAGATTTCCTGTCCTTCTTTTTCGACAGCAACATACGCCATCATCTTTAACATGGCTTCTTTGCTGACTTCATAGTCGCCAATTTTAGGCGCATTCGATAAAGGGTATTTTGCCAGAATTTCACGCCCAATCGTTGCTGGTAACCGGCTAATAATAAAAGTGTGCTCTTCACGATCAGCATCGGTGATCGTAATTTCTTTCGGTTTAATTAACATGATTGATATCCATAAAAAAGGCGGAATAACCGCCTAGAATTAACGTGCGCGAGTGCGATCGAAGTCTTGAAATACGAAGGTATATGCTTTGGATTTGTGTCGTCCTGCACTGGCAACAGAGCTACCACGACTACCATTGGTAATTTTGCCGTTACGTGCCGTGGTTGTTGAACCATCACCATACGAAGCGACCATAGTGATAATATCCCCTGCATGCCGTTGTCCACGTCGTGCGGTGTTCGATTCCAGTAAGATAGCGAGGTTTTCGTCTTCTTCACTGCCCGCCAACACGTTAATGGTGACCGTTTGAGGTGTTGGCGTTGACCATGTCACCAAATTACCGTTGATATCCATTCCTGTTTGCGCAATGTCCACTGCGGGCAAATCTAATGGATCGGCATCATCTGCGAAGGCGGTAATTTGAATACCGGCGGGAAAGGTTTTATGAGCCTGAATAACAATACTCAAGCCGGTTGCTGATACATCATGCATATTGTGTTCCTTACACTAAGTTGTGAGAGCCTTCGACTTTACGAACCCAGTCGCCCTTACCGTAAATTAATACGTATTTCATCACGTACTCTGGCAAATCAGAGGGGCCTGTGTTTTCGACAATTTGAGCGTTGTACCAATAACCTTTGTTTTGTACATCGTGCCATGCCAAATCATCACCAGAAGCGTCTGTCACCGCGATTTTTTGCACATCGGTTAAGGTTTTTCCCGCTAGAATAGTGCCGTTATTAATCGCCTTAGTTACCGCCCCTGCAATCACCATCATTGCTCGTGCTTCGCCGTCTTTATTGGCTGGTACTCCGCGTGTGGCCATCAATAAACTGAACCACTGTTGCGCAATATAGGCCTTTAACCATTGTTCGTTAGTATGGACACTCATATCCAATGGGTTGGCAACCCCACCACATAAGAAACCCCGTTGATAGAAACTAATATGTGAACCCGATACCGCCGTTTCTCCGTAATAGTTCACTCGTAGTTTATCTAAGCGATCCGCATCGATATCGGTCGTAATTTGCGATGGAAATGTGACACCAAATTGACGATACATATAGTTTGTTGTCGCATTGGTGCGGTCATAATCTGTGGCGGACATAATGGCCATCGGTAACGCTTGAACAAAGAAATTATCCGCTGTTTTCAGATTTAAGCCCGTTGAAGCCGTACCCACCAGCGCCCCGCTAAAATCTTCTGCATTTTGATTGGTCACAGACAAGTGCAATTGATACTTCACGTTTTCACCTGCCACGTACTGCGCCAACTCTACGGCATGCTCTAATGAAAGTTCCGTTAAAAATGTTGCGCTACCAAAAGAGTCAGAAACAGCCTCAGAAGCAATAAAGGCTTGTAGCGGAGTTTGTGCAGGATTACCGGCTGATGATGTGCCGTGGCTAATACTCATCGCATCAGCAAGCACCGATTGGCGTACACTAATATCCGCGCGCTCTTGCACACCACCACTAATGACAAAAGCGCTATCTAGGGAATTAAACGTGACATAAGCGCTAGCAAATTGAGGTTCATTTTCTGCATTCAATTTCGCTTGCACAGCTGTCGCAACATCCGCGTATGATGTGCTTTCAGTAAGATCAATTCCTATGATTGTTTTTGTCACTTTTCCAATAGTGATATTGAGTTCACCCTCATTAATCAATTTTAAATCAGCTAAATCCCCTGTTTTGTCGCCAAACAAGGTAGGCGCTCGACCAACAGGCTCATAAGAGGCAATTTGCAGTTCTTTCGGCTTACTTGCTGGTGCTGGACTGACATAGCTGAAATACTGACGCGCAAAATGTGCCTCGGGGGAGTCAGTACCCAATAAGTCATCGACTTGGCCACTGGCAAATTCAAGCACTTTACCGGCGGGGATTTTAGGGTTAGTTGAAAAAATACGAGCCGTGAGCTTACGCATCGGTACAGCAGACGCGCCAATCACCGCACTCGCGATATCGACATAGCGAGTTTGTTTGATAGACATAACGTTCCTTAAATACGATAGATATCGGGATACAACGCACTCACGGCGTCTGTATCAGGATGAAGTGTGCGATTAAATGTCACATTGAAATCAAATGAGGGGTTTTGTTCGTAGTTGCCCTGGTCATTCAGAAAATAAGGGGTTCGAATACCTGTTGCCCGTTGAACGCCAATGCCTTGTTTGCGGAGTGCTTCAACAAACGGTAATGAATTGGCGATCATTCTGACAATTGCGGTAATATCACTCGCTGAATAATGGCCTAACTGGGTAATAAAAGCCTGAACTTGGTACGTTTTTTCAGATAACTGGTTTTCTTGGTGATTGGCTTTATTGCCTTGAACGTTATATTTACGCCCTTGCCAGCCATAGCCGTTTTCATTGATGGGAAAGAACATCACCATATTATCTTCACGGCCTTGCTTGGTAGATTGAAAACCGGCTTTAACGGGGATCTCAATGTCGACTTCTTTTAACTGCAACAAGAGCTGTTTGCGAATAGCAACATCAACTTCATAATCCGTCATAAGTGCCCGCCTCAATACAAATAACCGATTTCCAACCGTCTTGTTCGTACCAGTCTGCATCACCCACCACATCATATTTTCGGCCATTGAACACCAGAAAATCAGGGGATGTGCCACGTTGAACGGCTTTAATATCATGAGAGGTATATAAGCGCCGGTACACTTGGCTTGTATCTAATCCCATGGATTGAATATCTTGGGTATCGACCGCTTGCCAACTGCCACGAACTTCTACGGGATCATAATAATCATTTTGGTCATTCCCTCGCTCATCGGGTGCCCGTTCTTTAAATCGAAACCAAAGCACCTTTTGCTGTGGAATATAACGTGAAGCAATACGATTTAAGTTACCAAACATTATTTATCCTCCACTGCGAAACTAACCGCTTGAAGCATTTGGCCAGTATCGACTAACGGCTTATCGGTGGCCTTACCTTTGCTATGGCGACGTGCTCTTGCTTTAACGGTTGACTCCTCCAGTGCCGGTGTTGTGACTGCTTTTATTGCCATTTTCACATCGCCCGCAACCGTCGCACCAATTTGTGTCAGCCCATTATCCAGCGTGATATTGCCCTTAACAGACGCTTTCACTGCTCGAAAAATTAACTGACTATAATCCTGCTTTTTGTCATTCATGGTCGGACGTAAAAATGGGCGAGGAGGAATGCCACCGGCGGGATAGCCCAACTCTTGAATAGAGGCAATATAAGCAATCGGTGTTCCATTGGGATATTTTGCGTGCTCAAAGAAGCCAACACTTAATCGCTTTTTAGCCAATTCATCGTAAACCGCTTTTAATTGCGCTAATTTAGTCATTAACGTAATCGCCCTCCTCGTGTAAATCGCCCTCCTACACCACGAAAGGCAGAGCGCTCACCGCCACCACCGAAGTATTGAGGTACACTACAACGCTTAATTAGCGCTAGAAACTGCTGGCCAAAAGTGGTCATTTTGAACCAGTGTGACCAGTCCGAACCGGCAGGCGGTGCCGTAAATGACACGCTCACTTTATCAATAGTCACACTCGTCACAACACCCGTGGGCGACTCATCATCAGCAATCATTTTTCTAAGTGTTAGCATGTGTGCAACAACGAGCATCCACAGCTCGTTAGTGCAAACACCCTTACAGGCAGAGAAATAGTTCAACGCAGATTGAGCAATGATATCTATTTCATCATTACCCACACCGTTAAACTGCGGATAGAGCACACGGAATAACGTTAAAGGAAATGTGCTCGTCTCCATGATCACTTACCTTTTTTGTTGGGTTTAGGAACGTCTAACTTTTCAGACTCTAACGATTCAGGGGTGTCAGGGGCTGATTGGTCGCTCGCTTCCATATCTGTGGCGACTTTTTCAGGATCTTCTTTGCGATGCTCAACAGTAATAAAGCCATTGTCACAATGAAGATTGAAAACGTGATTTTCTTTGAGTTGTTTGTATTGCTCGTCAGAAATTTCTGTCACACGGCCACGTGGTGTGTACATGTGTTTGGTCATTACGTTCGCTTGACCGGCAATAAACACTTTCCCGTCTCTCACGGTATAGTTCTGGTCATTCGATAAGGTGCAATATGCATAAAGAGGCATGGAGTGCTCTCCTGTTGTTTGGATATAAAAAAGCCCTCAAATGAGGGCGCAAAAAGAGAAGTGGTAAGATTAGATGCCGGTTAAGCGTGTCACCGCCCACGGACGGGTCACAAATACACCTGCAGTCGCATTGGTCGCATCTTCCATATACCCTTTAATTTGATTGAGTGAACCTAATAACTGATATTTCACAGGCACAACTTGCAGGATCGACGCACTGGTTGCCGTTGAGCCATCATCAATGCTATCTGCGAACATATAGGCCACATCAGCCCCACCATTTGCGCCAACAAATTCAGGAGAGAAAACCAGACGCATATTTGGATAGTTTTCATTTATCCACTGTTTGACTGTTTCACCACGTGCCACCGGATTAGCCACATTCAGTACAGAACGAAAGCCCAACGGCAATGTTAAAGTGATTGGTGTGTCATCTTTAATAATACCGCCAGAGCTCGTTTCAATACGCGAGAACATATCAGTAATATCGGCAGTGATATCCGCAAATGTTCCCCCTTTCCATTTGCCTTTTGCGGTTTCATAGGCGGGTAAGTTAGGCTCATTCATCAAACCAAAGACGCGTGTTTCAGGGCTATTAAACCCGTAGTAACCCACACGTTCACGGCCTTGCTCTAATGATTCAGTCACTGAATTACGCTTTTCTTCCATCGCAACAAAGCCTGCAGACGATTGGCGCGCTTCTTCTAATTTCCCCACTTGGAAACCTAATTCGAAACGAACAAGACCACGGCGCTCTTGGTCTTGCGCATAAGATGCTAATGGCACATTAGTATGATCACCATAAAGCTCGGCTTTACCGGTTGGTGTCGCCACATTCAGAATGATCTCTTCATCATGCCATTCGCCCGCATTAACAATACCCGTGATTTCATCTAACACACGCACACGCGTTGCGGTACGAATGACACCCGGTAAAACGTGTTGCAACATTTCGCGTTGAATTAAGCCCCCCTGCATTGCACCACCGCTGATCGCGGAGTCCATCGCAGAGAAACCACCAAAGCCGATTTGCGCTAATTCCCCGTATGTCCATTTCTGATCAGGGTTAATATTCAGTTGGCCATGTTTTTTGACATCACGACCAGACATGTGAAATTTAATGTTACTGACTGGCATTATTCACCTTCCTTTGGAGATGCTGGATATGGGATTTCTGTTAAACGAATAATGCCCAAGTGAGCACTTTCTGTTGACTCAAGGTGTCGGCTGATAAAACCAATGACGCGATCACCAGCACTAATAGTGGCTTTAGAAGATAGCGAGCCGTCAACTTCATCGAACACAATCGGTGCGTTGATTTTTCCTGCCACTTCTTTTAGTTCAACGAAAACTTCCCCCATTGTCAGGAATTCACCTTGCGTACCGTTACGAGCGAATGCTTCTTCGATACGATAGGCTTTAGGGTTAATCATGATCCCCGCAAATGCCCCTTTACCCCCGACTTGAACGGATTCCACTGAATCATCTTTGTAGGTATAGGCGCGACCGAAAATATTCAGCTTTTCATCCGCTGAACTAAGAATGGCTGAAACAGCGCGAATAGGGCCTGCATGACTAATTTCACCGACAACACCAGAAATTAAGCCATTTGCTACTGATTTAGGAATTGCCATTATTTAGCTCCCCATTTATCCATAATTGATTTATTGCTCACTGCAGAGTCCATTGTTGAGCTGGTCTTTTGAGAATCAGGCACACGCCCTTGCATCCAAGCATCAAGAGCAATGGCTTCTGTACCTTTACTGCATTGAATGCCCAGTTTTTCAACACCGTACTCGGCAACTTGTTGTTGAGTCATGGCTGAGTGGTCAAACACACCAATAAATGGCGTTAATTTATGCGCTAACGAATCACGCGCACCGATTTGTTTGAGTAACTCCCCCGTATCCATTGCGGGTTTGGCTTTTTCTAATCGCTTAATTTTACGTTTTAGCGATGCCATTTCGTCCATGGCGGTCATGCTACGATTTAGGCGTTTTAAACGACGATGAAGTCCATCGGTAGTGGCTTGGTCAAGATGCTCTTTGGCTTCTTCAATCGCTTCGACAGCCTCTTCAATGGCGACTTCGGCTTTCTCTACGGCTTCAGGTTCGCCAGATTCAGCCTCTTCTGTAGCAATTTCGGCTTTTTCCACGGCTTCTTCTGCTTTCTGCTCTTCGTCAGGATCTGAATCAGTTGAAGACTTATCTTTATCGTCTGGCTCATCGTCTGTCGCAGGTTTAGCGCTGGTGATTGCTTCTTTGATAATGGCTTTTAACGCTTCCAATTGCTCGGGCGTAAAGGCTCCTTCATCAGTGGTTGGTTTGTCTTTGTTTTCATCTTCAGGATTCATGCGAATAAGTTCCTTAGTGTCTATGGTAATAACGGAATGGTCTTGTACAGCAACATCAGCGCCAGTGCGCCCTTCATCGACTAACGCAAGATGGTTGGCTCTAATATGCCGTTGTATGGCGTCATAACGTTCGCCGTTAAATTCGCCTGGTGTGAAATCATAAATACAGCGATAACCCGGAGATAATTCAATTTTTCCCCCTTCAATTTGGTTAAGCGCTGAATTAGACAGAATTTTGATATTGCCTCTGAGGTAGGGATATTCAAAATAAACCCGCTCCCCGATGACCCCTTGTATCCCCTTTGTCTCTGCGGGTGTGCCGTCTTTCCCTAACATCTCATGCTCATCAACAAAGGGCATTAATTTGAAAGAGTTAATTGTCTCTGTGCTGGCCAACTCTTCTTGTGGGCGATACACCTTGTAAATCTTTTCGGGTATCGGTGCGCCAATCTCAAACCCTAAATAATCAAAAACCCCAACTTTAGAGATGGGGTTATCTTTGACTTCCAGCCAGCCGTTTAAATCATATTGTCGCTTTGTCATGTCTCCTCACCGAAATCTATTACGGGTGTCCAGAAGCACTTACAATTTGGTAATTGTCCGGGCAATCCTCGTTCTCCCGTTTTAGGATCAATAATCGGTGGGTTATCTAAATCAAACACTTCACCGTCCAATTTAATATGCCATTCACGAGGCTCAGCACTTCCACCAGAGTGATGCCAAACCGCTTTACGAATACCAGCAGATTTCATGCGCTCATAGTTAACCGCTGTCGTAATCTTTCGTGTTTGATCAACAGCGATAAAGTTCGCCCTTTTCTCTGTCACACTGCCAGTATGCCGAATTTCCTCTAATAGTGTCTTTGCGCCCTCACCACCTTGGCTAATAGAGCGTAAAGCAACACTTTCAATACGTTGATGAAATTGCAGTGGAATGGATTTAATGAGTGATACGTTTTCAGCCGTAGAGGCAATGATTTTATCTTTCAAGGCTTCGGGCATATCTGGGGTTTTGATGGTGATCCCCCCTGACAACTGTTTGAGAGAATCATCTAAATTACGTTTTGCGCTTATATCGACTTGGGAAACAAATTTATCTGCAATCTCTGTGGATTTTTGTTTAAAAATCTTATCCCATTTGCGTTTTAGTCGGTTAAGCCAGATGCGTGTTTGACTGGCAAAGCTGGCATCCATCGTAAAGCCATCAAAGTCGTCATTTAATTCACTAAACACTTTTTCATAGTCTTTAATCATTGAATTAATGAGGCGTGACATGTCACCTTGATAACGACTAGAGGGCGCTACTGAATACTGCAGGGGCTTCCCTTTCATTATTGCTTGGCGAGAAGTTGCCCACTGCGCTCGCTTCGTTCGTACTCGTATTCGCCTCGACATAATCTGCCTCGTTCACTTCAATGCCGTAATAGCTAGATGCTTTATCACTGGCCAGTTTCTTACGGATATCTAACCCATCAATCGCCCCCGTTGTTGCATAAGCTGAATCGGCTTGTGCTTGTTTAAGCTCAATATCCGCACTCTCAACAGCCGTTGGGCTATCAAGTGGCGCCCACGTGATAGAGATTTCTGTCACAGGTAAACCATCGCTACGCATTAACATGTCGTAATGGCGCTGTAATAGCTCTTCAAGGTCATTTGATTGGATACTTTCAAGCTCTTCGCGGTAATTGGCTTCTTCGTATTCACCCGTTGAGTTAAAGCCTTTCGGGGTAGTACCTAGCAGTTTTGTCGCGGGTACATTGGAAGCCGATGCCACCAGCTGATATTGCGTCATAATCGTGGCATCTAAATCCGCTAATGAGGTGTCGAACTGTTGAACCGTATCTTCACTGCCCGTCATTTGCACACCGTAGTTATCGCGCATCTCCATAAAATAAAGCATATTTTCGCGAATAATATCCTTATCAGCGCTTTCTGGATCTGCAATCCCCATCGTAAGCAAACGCTTGGTCATTGCCAGTTGTGGTGCTTCATTGGCGGTACGTTCTGAAGCGTAGACACGCTCATAAATACGTTCTGGCACTGATACGCCAAAGTAGTTGTACATTGGCTTCAAGACATTCGGCACTGGAAACGGCACAAACTTAATAAAGTGAGACTTGTGATACTTACGCCCACCAATCACATAATAGGTTGGCTCGTAGAAATCCATGCTGGCAGGATCTTGAACATTGGCGTCCGTTAAATCAGGTGTTACCCATTGTGGATCAATCTGTTTAATCCCCTTGTACATGCCTTTGGTCACACCATCGATATTAAACGGGTTTTCATACCACTCTTTCGGGTTTGATGTCTCAACAACGAATAATGCTAAGCGACCGCCGTATACACGCCCAAAGTGAACCAGCTCTTTAAGCTGATGTGTAATGCGGTATTTTTTATCGCGTTTACGGAGCTTTTTACTGATAGCGCGATCATCGTCGTTATCACAATCAATATCGTAGCCTTGGCGTATCGCATCACGAGCTGGCATATTACAGGCTTTATCCACCAGCCAATGTTTAGCGATAACCGCACACATATTGTTGCCGATAAACATTTGTGAGGCATACCAAGAAGCCTGTGACTCAGGCACACCGTAAACCTGCTCACCTTTAAATGAGGGCACATAGCTATCAATACTATCCATCGCGACACCTGCAATTGTGGGTTGCGGTAAATCAATCCCATCAAAGCCTCGTTCTCGCGCCAGCGCAGGATATAAGTCAGTTGTGAATGCTGACCGTTTAACCGGTGCGAGTGGTTCTGTTTTTCGCCTCTTAAACGGCCACCACATAGAATTACCTCTTAGTTGTGAAGAAACTACCGCTTCTTTTCTCAGGAGATTTAAGAATGACTAAGCCATCAGCACAGTTTGGAGACTTAGCACCGTTAGGTTTTTTATCAACGACGATTTTACCTGCTGAGTTTTTTGTGTACGTTGGCTGGCAGAGTTCGGAAGTTAATCTCGATAAAGATGACATCTTTGAAGATAACGAAATAATCTCATCAGGATCATATTTCATACCATTAACAGCTCTATGGGTATTTAAAAACAATGTCCGCAAATGCCACCAAGATTGAGATTTAAAGTTTTGGAAAAAGTCCTTATTCGTAATATTTCTACCGCTGGCATCTTTCATTAAAACCTTATCCGGATTTAGTACACCAGAACTTCCTTTGTAAGCAGAAAAGGTAATAGGATTTAAACCAGATAACTTCCGTTCTTCATTGACTTGTCTTGAATCACCACGACAACCGGCACCAATACCATCAGCATCATATAGAACCTCACTACAACCATAATCACTGGCTAAATTGATAGCCTTAACCACAGTTTGATAGATATCAGCACCTTTGCCACTCCACTCTTCGCAAACATCAATCAATATTCCTTTTCCTGATACAAAGGCATTTTTATCTATACCTTCGTCAGCCACATCAAGAGCACCAAGGCGCTTACCTGTTGGTTCAATTCCCAACTTGATATGTGCGTCTATTGCAGACTGTATCCATGCAGAAGGAATAATCACCCCTTCAACGGATGCGTTGTAATCTATATCTATTTCTTGAGCGACTGTAACGGGATCTAAAACTTCAACCTGCTTGTCGTACCATGCTTGGTCTTTCCTTGGATCTTCTCTCCAGTGGAATGTAAATACTGGTATTTTTCCGCTATGCCTACGGATAGCGAAGCTATTAGCATTTCCATTTGGCGTTGAAATATCTTGTCTGCAGTTAGTTGTAGCTGATAAAGAAGCGTCAATAAGAGATGGCCGTTCGAGGAAAGCGGACTCATCAACAATATAAAAACTTACGCGATCCCCTCGCCCAATACCATCACCACACTCACCCGATATGATTGAGTCAGTATGAGGAAATTTTATTCTCATGTGTGGTGCGTCTTTGTTTCTATTCCAACCAAAACGAAATTCAGCCGGCAGATAAGACATGAAGATACGGGCTTTCTCTAACAGTGATTTAGGTACCCCGATCTTATCGACATACTCTTCTTTACGACTACCTATGCCGACACTAATACCACGATTGAAATTACATACAGTGCAAGATAAGCCGACCGTTAGCCAACTCATCCCCATATCACGCGTCTTTTCTGTAATACCAGGCTCTTGCCCTTTCCATCGTTCGATAAACCATTCAATCCATTCCTCTTGTCGAGGAAATAATAAAAATGGGATATAAGAAGGTAAACCTCGCTCAGGGTTTCGTGGGTCATACGTCATTCCCCAATCAATAATAAATTGAGCTGGATTATCTTTGTAGTAAGCGTTGAGTGCTGGTATAGATTCTGGATTTTGGCGAATTCGTGTTAATCGTTCCATTCGCCATTCAAATACCTGCGGGTAGTCAGGATTTTTAAAATCAAACGGGAATGGGATGGGCATAGTAAATTTCTTTAATTCAATGTCTATTTAACATAATGATGCTTACACGCCCTACCGAAAATCAACTGAGTGTATTTTCTATGTGTAAGCGCTATTTATCTAAGTTATCTATTGAAATGGGTACAATTTAGAATGAATAAAACGTGCATAAAATAGGTGTGATTTTGCATAGCCTAATTTTTCAATGAAACCGCTATTTTTATCAATTTACCCCATGATTTGCTTATATGCGTCAGATGCTTCTTGAGGTGACAAGTTAGCTATCTCTGTTTTGATAGGTCCACCATCGGCACCCGTTAATTCCGTCTTGTTCTTCAGCATACCTAAATGCTGTGCAACCATCTTAAGCGCTTCATCTTGATTACGAGTAATAACCTCAACACCAAACTTCCCTTCTTTCACGCCAGCAAATACTCGACGAGCTGGCCCTGTTAAGTCACGCGTATCATGAAAGTACGCACGCCCAATACCAGCACCATTACAACGAGGGCAATCAGGATTTGGATCTAATGTTTCATCGTAACCGTAGCCTCCCACATCTTGTGGAGGTGGTTTATTGGTTGTGAGCGCTTTTTTAGTAGCATCTTCAAACTCTATTGAATCACGCCACTGATAATTGAAACCAAAGCCCCAGCAATGACGGCAACATAATCGTCGGTATTCGGTCAGCTCGTTAACGTCTGCTGTTGCGATATCCCACCACATTTTTAATACGGCATCTTGGGTTATCTCTGTTCTGCGCTCCCGTTCTGCTAATGCGTCTGTGATTGCTCGTGAAACCTTAGCATTTCTTAGCATGCGAGTAGCATTTACATAAGCTGTATTTCCCTCACCTTTATAACCGGCTCGCTTATATGCTCCCGTTCGATTTAAGTCGATAAGGTATTCACTAACAAATTTAATCTGTTGTTCAGTTAGCCCGTAATTGCGCAGACTAAAGGTGTTTTCATCATCATGCGCATTACTTGATTCATTACTCTGCGCATCGGGTATATCACTATTGTGCATTGGCTTTTTTGCGCATTCTTTTTTCTGCGCAGTGCGCAATTTCTTGTGCGCAGTTTTTTGCGCATTCTGCGCACTGGATATTTTGATATATCGTCGAGCTGTTGCGTAGTTTAATTCCTTTAGTTCGCACCACTCTTTAGGGGATATTCCTGTTATAGCATGTTCGGCGAGGAACTGTTGTTGTAGCATCCCCCAATCCGGTTTTGCCATTGTGTTTATCTCCTTAGCCTATTAAAAAGCCCATTCGTTAAAATAGGCTTTGTGATTGACTCTTATAAATTGTACTCGTCTCTCCGGTTGTCACGCCCTTTCTTCTACCTACAGCTGACGTTGCTGATAATGACCGAAAAATAACAAAATGGTGGTATTCATTGTTTTTGATTCTCACTATGCGCTCACTGTGAGGTAATGCAGGTCATGGCTAACATAGGAGACAGCGACAATGCGACGCATTAATGACGCATTAATAATGCATGGAAATCGATTTGATTTATTTCAATAATAGATGGGTTGGATTTGTAAGTTTACGTACAGGTAATTATACTTAAATCTCAATCAACCCAGTGTTGATATCTAATACATTCTATGTGTTCTACTTTGCGCTCTATCAGGGCGCTTTTTTATTTCTGGCAATAACTGTATACTTGCTAAGTATTTATTTTTTGCTTCATTTTAACCGCCCTATGTTACCCAAACTCATAGGGTATTTTTTTATCTATTCTCTTCAATTTCCCGTATTGCTTTTTTATCTGAATTACATTGCTCAATAACCGATAACAGGGAGATGTTTAACATTAACGATTCTCCCCATGTCATTTGTTCTGGTATATAGGGTAATAGACAATCAGTGGTTAGGTGTGCTGGTATCGCTATGTGCTCCACTGGCACGTATTCTTTCTGAATAGTCGTGCATCCTGATAAGAGCGTCACTAGGAATAGCAGTATTGGCACAATCATTATTGATAAGAACAGTTTTGATAACCGTTTTAACTTTTTCAGAATCCACGGCTGACCTATTCCGCTCTTCGCTATTAAGTGATGAGACATTGTTGATAATCCTGAATGTTCGGTTGGCGTTTTCTGTAACAGATTGCTGGCGAGATAACTGATTAGTTGCTGTGTTGTAATCTTTGCTTAATTTGTCGTAGTCATCTATTACCCACCATAGCCAGAATGCAGATATTGCCAGTAGTCCAGCTAATACCTTAGTTAGCGTATTCATGCGGGATATGTCTTATGGGTTAATTGGAAATGAGGGCCATCTTTAAATGTTTTCCAGTTACCGCCCCATTCGATATCGACACTTAACTCTTTCGCCGCTTGCATCATGGCATCAGCTACTTTTTTAAAGTATGACCAATCGTTCCAAGGGATCTGATTATTTACCAGCGGAGCACAATCAACAGCGTGGCCAGTTAAGTGACGACTATTCATCGTTTGGCTTTTACCGCTTGCAACTAATTGTCGTTGTCGAGCTTCGTTACGCTTACCTTCAATCACCATAAAATCAATATCGGTAATTTCTAATGCTCGATGTACTACTTTAACCAAATCAGGATGAACGCCACGGAGGTTTTCTTCGCTACGTCTACTTAATCTAAACTTACTCACTTTTCAGCCCTGCCTTACCCTTAATGAGTTTACTTAATCCATCCACACCGACATACCCAATGAATACACTAGCCAGATATGCCAATTCATGATTAAGGCCAAGTAGCGTCAAGAGGTCTTTTACAAACCATGCAAACAACGCACACATAGCACCATCAAATAACGTTTTCTTCCAGCCACCGCCGTTGTACTTACCACGCAGAATTGCCATGCCAGTTGCTAGTGACGCGCTAATTCCTTGCTCCTTATGAGAGGCGATAACTTGGAATACTTGATCCCAAAACTCAGGGGTTTCTTTCATATGATTCATACTCACCCCCTATTTGGAGGAATTAGTTAATAGAACGCCGACTCACAGCTCTTGTGTGAACGTGAGGTGTTGTGATTGATTCTGTGGTCGGCATATACGAAAAAAGACCGCCTAAGCGATCTTCTGAATGTGAACTATCCGGTAATTCCGGATGGTTGGATTACCACAATGCAAATAAGCACTCTGGAATAATATCAAAAACTTATTCCCTCGAATTCGGGGGAATTAAATAAAGTGGATGTAGGTGCCAATCTCCCACAATCTCGGTATTCGATGCGCTCTACCGCATTCCCAAGTTTCCTATTTCCGAGCGTCAGGCTATTACTGGTGCTAACTGGCTTTAGCATTATCCACTAATCAGATAACAAAAAACCCCGACGAAGCGAGGTCTTGAATGAGGTAAGTAAACTTAAGAGTCACGTAAAGCAACTTACCTTATAATTGTTGTCCATTTGTCCATTAATGTCAATAGCAAAGTTCAGTTATTTTCTTTACTTTAGCTACACGTTTACGATTATTCATTGCATTTCGCAGAGGTTCGTACAATAACCACTGAGCAGCTTTTAGTTTTTCGTCAACTTCTCTCCTGCAAGTTCTATGAGATGGCTTGCCGTATTTATTTCCCCCTCTCGTTTGCATTTTGCGTGGTTTTGCAACTCGGTGATAGTAAGATGCAATCGACAACTTAGATGAACCATGAGCGTAATAACTTAGTAATATTCCATAAGCCTGTGTGTCAGTGGCGATGACTGAATCTACGACCTGAGAAATCAACATTCCTTCATCGTCATTGCACATAGGTCTTGATGGGTTTTTACTTGGCTCTACTGTTTGCATGAATTTATAAATCATGTTGATCATACGAATATCGATACGACCAGAATATACCCACGCCCCCCACAGATTTAACCATCCATCTAGCCAGCGAAATTGCTCATCTGTTAATTCCTTTTCTCCGTTATAGCTCATCTCGCCTCCGGTAATACTGTGTGATAATCATCATTCGCAGTTGTATATAAAACCCTGACACCTTCCATCAGACCGCTGACTACTTCCATATAGTTCATAATCTGCATTACACAGAAGTTAACTCGACCGCCTGATTTGGATTTTAAATATCTGGCTTCTTCAATAGCTGTGATTAAATCAGTGAACATCATCTATCTCCCATATCGTGATATCTAATGAGCCATGAGTAACCTTTTCACCCCAGCCAATCTTTATGCTTTTAAACATACTGTCGTCAGCAATTACACCGCTTTGCGTCAGTGCGTCTAATGGGGCTTTCAGGAGGTTATCGAGGTCACGTTTTCTTCGGTCTGGAGGGTTGGCGATAATCTTTATTTTTAACTTGCCAGATAGGTTGTACTGCTGATTTGCTTTGGTGATTTGATTGATTACTGCATTGTTGAAATTTCTACCTTTCGTGCTTTTTACTTTTCTCCCTCTTGCTATTGTATATAAGTGATTTGTTTGCGGTGGCCACGGCAGTTTTAAGTGATACTCGTTCATACCTTAATCTTACCCTCCTTGATGAGAATATCCTGAGTACGAATAACGCCCTCTAAATGACATTGCTTTGCGTATTCAGCATCGACGTAGTGAGTACGCCTATCAGATTCATCGTGACAAGCACTACACGCCCAAGCACCAAATACATCATTAGGCTTTATTCCTGTGCCACAAATGCCAGACATTCGATAATGAGCCAAGACGACAGTTTCAGAATTACCATTACACACTCCCGGTATTCTAATTTGGCATTCACGACCTCGAGCTTCTTTGCGTAAGTTAGCCATCTCCCTCTCCTTTGATTTTATCCATCACTTCCAAATGAGCGTATTCATCAGCACACTGAGCACACACATAAATTTCATCATCTGTTAACGGTCTATTGCATGATTGGCAGTTCATTGAACGCCTCGCTTTACCGCACGTTTAGCTTCACGTTTAATGACAATACCTAGTCGCTCTAGCCATTCTCCGTATTTGAGCAGTGCTTCGGTTTCATCACTAATGCGAGGGAATCCATCCATTTCAATATCTACCTCAAACTTTCCAAAGTTATCTCTGGCAATAGATATTTTCTGCTCTAGCTTTGTAGTCTCGTTATTGTGAGTAACGTTATACTCCTTGAGAAATAGGTTTTCGTTTCTTTCAAACTTGACCAACTCCATTTTTGTTGACTTTGTTTTCACGCTCTCACCCCACTCAATAATGAATCAAACTTCATCAACATCGGATTACCCATGCCTGCAATATTGGCTTTATCGACAAATGACAATCCACACATAAAATCATCCAGAACTTTTCTAGGTTTCTTTGCTTCGACTTTCTTTGCTTTTGGAAATAGGGGTAAATTAGCCAGTCGCTCTTTTTCAAACTGGCTTCTCAGTCGAGTGATTGCATCGTCTGTTACTGCATAGTTATTAATTGGGCGAGTGCGTTTACGGCTCTTTGTTTCAACATGCTCTACACACTTAAATGCAAGTAGCTTTCTTAAAATAGTTCCGACTCTTGCGGGTGTTAAACATGTTACCGCTGAAATAGTGTTGTGATTAAATGAGATGAATTCACGACCAACAACTATCACTCTCGCATAAGTCCTGTATTGTTCTTCAGTCATTTCTCAGCCTCCAACTCAATAGCCCGTTTTGCGGATGCCAGCACTTCACATAAATCCTGTTCTTTGTCTTTATGACCTCTCAATCCAGCGCAGAGAGCTTTTTTAATTAAATGCTGTAATGCTGGGTTAGTTACTTCAAAGGCCTTTAAAACGTCATACACATCGATTGTTACGCCTTTGCATGGTCTGTCGTATTTACTCATCTTGTTTATCCTTTAGTTTCATGTATTCGCTGTCATTCGGGATGATGATTGGAATGCCTTTTTCAATGCACCACGCTTCGTGTTTCTCCATCATGATGAGCATCCTCGTTTTATCCATCCGGCTAGTTTTCTCACGCTCTCCGTTTTCGTCACGACCCAACCAGTGACCGACAAAATATTCATGGGTTTCTTCGTTAGTGATTGGTTTTGATAAAACGACCTCACCAGCACCATTTTTAATATCAATGACAACGCCACGCGCACGTAGCCAGTCGCCTGTGGTTTCTACCCACATTCGCCATGTTTTATTCATTGGTATTGTTCTGAGTTCACGCCATTCGGTGATTTTGATTCGGTACCGCTTACCGGTTTCTGTTACTTCTGAGAGGGTTTTGAAAATTCCTTTGAGGTTGGATTTATGGAGACAGATATCATTTGTCAATTACACCTCCGTATCACTCACTGTTAGCTCTCCTGTTCCATGCTGCAATTGCTTCAATCTCTGATGGTTGCGCCATGCTTCGATATTCACAACAATGACAAATTACAAACCACATTAGGTATTTTAGTTTTTTGGCGACACCAACTTTTGTTGATTCGCATTCAGGGCATTTCTTGAGTTCGTTCATATCAACGCCTCTCTCAATCCTGTTTGAACGTATTTAATATCGTGAGCTATAAGAATTTCCCACTCATGATAATCGTGACCGTAGTAGTTACCGCCAGCCCACGCGCATTTGTCTTGGTCATTCAGTATGAAATCCCATTGCTCATCGTTGAGTTTAACTAAACGAGCAACGTTGGCATCAAACACTTGTTGCTTAATCATTCTTGCAAGTGGTGATTCCATCATTCACCCTCTGGCATTGGTTCAAATGATTGAATGTCGAAATCCCAATATGGCGCTATTTCACATCGACCATGGCTATCATATTCACCGTTGTCTCTCGTAACGCTGATTTGATATGTGCCGTGCTTATTAAACATCTCATGCTCTTCAGCATCTTTTAATAGCTGAGTTTCAATGTCCTGCAATACATTTATTGGCGCAGGCCCTTTGAGAAAAATCACACAAATGCAATCTTTACCCATGTAAAGAACTTCTAGTTGAATGCTCTTAGTTGAATTAGTTCCCTGCATTAGATGCCTCCTTTCGGTTTAGTCTTTTAACAAACGCATCAGAATCAATTCTTAAAAGGCGATTCATAACCTTTTCACAACGATATGGTTTGTGCATTTTTCGATTGCAGTCCGCTGTCTTTTTCCCGCCCCTCACATATCTACGCTTGCGTATCATTGCCTCATCAGCGTAGAGCCACATCAACTTTTTAAATTCTGTTCCTTTCATCTAAAAATCCTCTTGCGTGTTAAGCAACTTGCTTTCTTGTTCGGTAGCTATCCCATGTAAAAGCCAGCGTACAACCACCGCCGTCATTCATTCTGTCAATAACTCGCTCGCCAATGAATGCGCCTAATTCTTCTCTGGTTTGGTTGCTGATTAGAATTGTTGGTTTCATCTTCTCGTAACGAGTATTGATGATTTCAAATAGAATCAGCTTTTCTGCCTCGGTGCCGAATTGCACACCAACCTCATCAATGATTAACAAATCTGGCTTTGTATAAATCCGAATAACTTCAAACTCTGTTTCAGTAGAATTCTTACTCCAAGTGGATTTAAACTTTCTTGCAATTCGCAAGGCTGTCGTGAATAGCGCAGAATTCTGATAATCCTCAACAACACTTTTTGCTATTGCTAATGCCAGATGATTTTTACCGGTGCCAGGCTTTCCACACATCACTAAACCACCGCCATTTTTTAGGCGATCTTCCCATTTTTTAACGTAGGCTTTGCAAACATTGAGATTATATTGAGCGTCCTTGTTCACAGCCTCGTAGTTATCCAATGTGCAAGATTTAAATCGCTCTGGAACATGAAGTTCATCAAGGAGTTTTTCTGTAAGTTTCTTCTTGAAGCGCATGTCATAATCACGCTGTTCTATCTTCAAGGCTTCCAGCTCTTCCATGAGGCAATGCGGGCAAGGTGTTGGTCGTGATGGAATTGATATCGCGGTTTTACTTGAGCGAGTTCTGGCTTGATATGCGCCATGCTTAGAGCAGGTTAATTCAACAGTCGTTACTTCGGTGTTCGGTATTTCAGCTGGCGGTTTGCTTAGGTTTTCAAGTTGCCTTTCGATTTGCTCGATTTTGTCTGATAGGTTCATGATTTAATTCATCCATGTTGGCGCATCCGTTTTACCGTAGTCCTTGGATGCAAAATTCTCGTTTACAGCTCGCTTAGGTGGCGTGGCTTTCCATGAATTACCAGGGTTTTTGTTTTGGTAATTTAACTTCTGGCTTGCAGTGATAAACCAGTTTTTAGGCTTAGCGGATCTGAACTCGATATCTAGTCGTTTTAGCTCATGCACCAAGTCTATGTTTGAATACAGCGACTGCCATTCAGCAAAGTCTTTGTGGTTTAAGCGGATCACTTCTCCCTCGAATGCATACTTGCTAGACATTTGGTGAATACTTGCAGATTGATTTTCTGGCTCACTAGGACAAGCCGTGTTTTCGGCTTGGGTGTTATTAGGAATCAGGTTAAGGGAATCAGGAATCAGGTTAAGGGAATCAGCAGGATTTGTTGTATGCTCTTCTGATTCTTGCACTGTACTTGTATGGTGCTTTTCTAGTGCTCCTTTGTTTTCAGTAGGTTGCATTACTTGTTCTGGTATTTCACTAGCCGCTTCTTTTACGTGAGGGTTCTGATGTTTCTTCCAGTTATTAATCTGAACAAACTCATTCCCATCTACTGCATATCTGGTAATAAAGTTTTTACTGTGTAGTTGTGCGAGTAATTTTTCACAATCAACATCATCGTATGGCAAAACCATAGCTTTAATTTTACGTGGCTTATCTTCTAAGCGACCTTCTCTATCTGCAATAGTCCATAAACCAACGAATAGGATTCGTGCAAATGGATCACATTCAGCAAGGTCATCATTAGTAAAAAAGCCTGGTTTAATATTTCTTGCTCTGGCCATTTATTAGCTCCTTAATAAAATCTGGTATCTCGCGCTGAGATCTGTTCTCAACTCTCCTGAAATATTGTTCATCAGCTCTCTCTATCAGGCTGATTTCCCCATCATTTATATAAAATGAAAATCCAGTTGCCTTTAACATGAGACGCACCGCCATTCTTATCATTGTTCCTGCTATCGCATTTTTATCGCCAAAGTAGTAAATTCCTTCCTGCTCAAAAATATCTTCAATGTTCAACTCCTCAGCTTTATCAGTGCATATAACATTTGTCATAACTGCTATTTCAGATAAGTCACGCTCTCGACATTCAAGGTCTAGTTCATTGCATGCCCATTTAATTTTTTCTAGTGATGTTTCAAAAAACTCTCTAGCTTCGTTCACTCGAAATTCAGATAAAATTCGATGAACTCTACTTTCATCTTCTCTTGGTGAGTGTGAGTAATACGCCAACTCAACCTTAAATGGTGTCGGCACGCCTGATGATGAATATAATTCCTTTGCTCTCCTTTCTGGCGTGGTTGTCGTCATGCCTATTTTGTATATATTTGGCATGCTTTTATTGCTCATTACATAGATCCAACCACCGACAGAATAGTCACTTGGTAACTTCCCTTTAGTTATAATCTCTTCGTTTGCTAGATACGGGTAATAGAGCTGAGGGGCTGGTTCCATTATTAAAAACTCTTCATCCATATATAATTACTCCATTAATTAGCTGTATCAGCAAAAGGAAAGCTCAAATTAGGCTTCCCTTTAATACTGGTTATTGATACAGTGTATTTGTTAGTCTAAATGGTTAAGTCCATTTGTTGAGAAGCCTCAGTTACCTCTGGGGCTTTTCTTTTAATCTTTCCCTTCCCTTCAAGCATTTGAATCAATCTCTCTGCGTAATCCCCCTCAATGACAACCTTTGTTGGTTTCTCACTAATAGCGACTGAATCAGGTGGTAATCCAAGCTCTGTTATTGCCTTGCAAGCAAGCTCAAATATTCGATTTTTATCACGACTTGAAGTTGATGGATGAATGCCTAGCATTTTTGCCAGTCCGTTATTTCCGACTGAATACATTTGTTTTAGATAGAAGCTCATCAATTCATTTGACGAACATTCAACTTTGATAGTTTTTGATAGTTCCATTTGTTAAATTCCTTCTTAGATTACTTCCCATATTGGGAACAGCAGTAATGATCCGTGGCTCATTCCATATGAGCGGATTGTTTGTTTGGTGGGTAAATCTGCCACTTCAAGAATGGCGCCGTAGCAGTCAAGAACCCTGCGTTGTTAAAGAACGGTTGGTATTATTTTGTTCCTGATTGCAACCATTGAGGATCGCAATTTAATGCTTTAGATAACTCAAGAATGAAACGTGGTCGTTTCGTATCACCTGATTCAATTCTCTGAATCGATTGTTGCTTGATTCCAACAAGTTCAGCTAATTGAGATTGAGTCATTTCAAGCTCACAACGTTTTGCCTTTACACGTTGAGAGATAGTTTCCATACGGCTTTCTCCTATACAGTTTTACCTGTATTAGATAACAGATAAGCCTGTTTGTCAAATACAGTATTTGCTGTGAGAATACTCACAGGAGGGAGTGTCATGAGTCTTGCAGATAGAGTTAAATCGAGAAGAAATTTATTAGGGCTTACTCAGACAGAAGCTGCAGATAAGGCTGGTATAAGACAACAGTCTTGGGCTTCAATTGAAGACGGGAAAACTAAGAAACCTCGCAATATAATTAGCATTGCTAAAGCGTTAGAATGTGATGCAGGGTGGTTGATGACTGGAGATAACATTCAACCAATTTCAGAGGTGAACACAAGAAAAATACCTCTTATAAGTTACGTTCAGGCGGGAAATTTGGCTCATAGCATTCCTATAACAGATTGTGATGGTTCTTTTGAGTATATCCTTACAGATCAAGATTTATCACAAGATGCTTTTGCGCTAAGAATCCAAGGGGATTCAATGGAGCCTGATTTTAAATCAGGGGATATTGTTGTCATTGACCCTGAAATAGCCCCAAATCCAGGTGAGTTTGTTGTCGCATCAAACGGCGACAATGAAGCAACTTTTAAAAAATACAGGCCAACACATATTCATATAGATGGCACAGAGCACTTTGAATTAGTACCATTAAACGATGATTACCCTATACTAGATAGTGAAAAAGGTTCTTTAATTATCATCGGTACCATGATTGAGCACAGGATTTATCGAAGAAAAAGATAACCACCTCCACACCAAATATGAAACCTGCCTAACCAGCAGGTTTTTTTATATCTAAATTTCATTAAAAATCATGCAAATACAGATTCACTTGTATTTTTACAGTTTTATCTGTTGACTGAATACAGTTTTATCTGTATATTTTAACTCATCAACGGAACACAGCACGTTGATGTTCTTTAACAACGATGATGACGAGCTGTGTATTAGTCATCAGAACGGTGGCGCTCTTGAAGCGTCAACCTTCTCAGAAGGTTTTAATGAGCACAGGGCATTCACCCCCACCATAGGGAGATTTGCCACGACATGGAGAGCATCCCATGTATAAACAGAAATAACATGGTTTCGATCCCTGTGCTCACTAAAGCCAACTGTTTGGAGGATATATGGCAACTATTACAGTTAAAAAGTCACGTAAACCTGAACACTTGCGTGGTAACTCTGCAAATAGATATGCAGCAAGAAAGAGAGCTGAAAAGCTGGCTAATGAGCAAATAGAGCAAATTCTAAATGCCACTATGCCATTGATTGAAACAAAACCTATTAGCCGAGTTGAGAAAGCAATTTCAATTCGTAGCACTAAAGTTTATGACTCAGCAGATAATACTTGCTTGCCAAATTCTAGTATTTACTCAGCTAAATATAGAAAATCTGGTACGCTGTTAGAATCTGGAGAAGTAACTGCGAGGGCTTAACATGGCGAAGATAAAGTATCTTCCTCAAACAGGAAAGCTTAACTCTAAAATGCGTAGGTATTTGGCTAGAGGAAAGCTAATTGAATTAAAAAGATCTGAGGCGCTTATAGCTAAAGAAACAGATCCTAGCGTTGTTGTTGACCCATACAAACCAATTGAAGTACCTAATGGAACATTAACAGCAACTGATAGAGCCTTAATGAGTGGGGCTTTACCAAGAGACTGCGAGACAAAAGATAATGCACCTAAAGACGACATTATGAATAGAGTTGTAAATCATGCTCATCAAAGAAATCCAAATAAAAAGTGGTGATTTACACCGACTAACATAAGGCCTCGCAACAGCGGGGTTTTTTATTACCTAAATACATACACCTGATAACTGTTGCTTACCTAATGTAGCAGTATTTTCAGGAGTTAAAACAAAACAGCCGAGCAGTGAGTTCGGGGTTACGGCGAGGGGGTAGATATGAATAGAGATTATGTGGTGTTTGCTGGAGATTATGAGGACTATCAAGGTAAGTCAGTAGAAAATATAAAATTTTGTGATTCTTTTCATAATTTGGAAGAAGCAGAAAAATGCATACGTGATAAACAACTTAATACCTATCCGATTTGCAGGGTTGAAATTCACTACAGTTAACTAATCCCAGTCCATTCTGTGGGCTGTGGTGAGTTGATTAATAGGAGTTAATTATGGAAAAAGATATCGAAGAATTCGACGAGCACCCAGATGATGATATGAGTCAATATCAGGACTATCCGCATGAATACGACTATTGATACCAATCAATGGTGCAGTCAGTTCAAAAAATGCAAAGGGTGCAATCTTGATGCTGAGTGCATGGTTAAGCCAGAGGAGATGGCTTTAGTTGTAGAGGATGGAAAAATTGTCGATAAATGGGCGGTGAGGACTGCCACTATGATCGAAAGAGAACTCAAGCGAAAAAACGGAAACTTAAATAACCGCTAATGAGTTAAGTTTCTTGAATGGCTTGATGATTAATAGATAGGAGATAGACCAACTATTTCCAAAATGGAAACTGTTGGATTAGTTAATAACGGAGGGAGTATGACAGATAAGGAAGATTATATTGATGACTTGCTGGGAGATATACCAGAGAAAAAAGAAACTGGTGGTTATGCATTTCCTCAGTCTGGATTTTTAGATTCAGGCAAGGACTGTTGGGTTAGCTCTGATTGTGGCGGCTCTGGTATGACAATTAGGGATTATTTCGCTGCTAAATGTATGCTAGCAATCATTAGCTCATTAAATGGCCCTGTTGTATTTGAAGAATGCAAAGGCGATTTTGATGTGTACGCAAAACAAGCCTATGAGTTGGCAGATGCAATGTTAAAGGCTAGGGGGTGATATGGAGTTTAAGCATAGTCCAGCGCCTTGGCATTTAAGGGGTGGGGTAATTAAAAACTCTCTTTTGATTGATGATAATCATAACGTTGTCGCATCCTTTCTTACTGAAATTAAAGAAGAAGATGCCCATCTAATCGCAGTAGCACCAGAATTATTAGAGGCTTTACAATCAATACAGCAATCAATGGCTAAATACATTGAAGTTGCAAATAATATTGGCGTAGAAGTACTAGCAGATGGCTTTTATCTTGGCCATGCAATTGACGTAGAAGAAAAAGCCAGACAAGCAATCTCAAAAGCCCTCGGTCAGCAGTAACCCACCGCACCAACACCAGATAACCACCCTATCGCTCACCTGGCGAGGTAAAAATGAAAACTAACTATTACAGCGCTATGCGTGACGGCATGGCGGTGCGTATCACTACGCCTCAAGCACGTAAGAATAAACGTACAAGCCCATGGTTATTCAGTTTAGCTGTGGTCATTGTAACAACCGTTGGTGTAATACCGACATTTGCAAGCTGAGGTGATTATGCAAATTTCATACAGATACTCGAACGGAACTCGGGTAGTAGACGGCAAAACAGTCATGGAATTTGACGAAAGTAGCAAGCTTAGTATTGAGACAGGAAGTTTCAGTGAGTTGGCTAAGTTAACGGAAATAGACTCAGTTGAGGCAATGGAATATGTGCTCGATTGTGACGACGAATCGCTTGAACGGATTATCAATGCGATTGGCAAGGAATCCTTTATTAATAGGATATTACGTGTTTCTAAGCTAAGGAGGGTTGCGTGACACAACATCAACAGTGGTTAGAAGAATTACGCGGGAAGCGTAAAGAATCGCAGGAACGCGAACATGATGAATTTATGTATCAAACGGAAGTGTTAGGACGGCAGGGATTGCCAGTACCAATGAAAGACTTTCAAGGTGAATTTAATTAAGGAGCTGTAATGAATATTTATATTGATATCGAAACCATACCATCACAAGACCCAGTAGTTAGACAAAAATTTATAGATGACGTGACCGCTCCGGGTAATTATAAAAAACAAGAATCAATTGATGCTTGGCTAGCTGAAAACCGAGAGATTGTAGGAGAAGAAAACTGGAAAAAGACTAGTTTTGATGGTGGTTTCGGTCATGTTTGCGTGATTGGTGTAGCAATTAATGACGGGGAAACTAAAACTTTCTACGCGGAAGATTATCTAGCCAATGAAAAGAGAATTATCACTGATTTATTTGAGCTAATTGACGACAATTACGACCCATCAAAAAACGTACCACCTGTATTTATTGGTCATAACGTAGCTGATTTTGACCTCAAATTCCTATTCCAACGCGCTGTTGTTCTTGGGGTTAAACCTCCAAGAGTAATCCCTTTCGGAGCTAGATCATGGGATAAAGCTATATTCGACACGATGACTGTATGGGCTGGTCATAATGGACGTGTGTCACTAGATAAGCTGTGCTCAGTTCTCGGGTTGGATGCTAAGGGTTCTGAGACCGGTGAAGATATCGATGGAAGTAAAGTTTGGGACTTTGTTAAGGATGGAAAAATTTCAGTTGTAGCAGAGTATTGTAAGGGGGATGTAGACAGGGTTAGAGCTATTCATAAACGTATGACATTTCAATTAACCGCCTAGTCTGGCGGTTTTTTATTGGAGGTAATTATGAGTAAAGAATTCTACAAAAAAATAGCCAATATTCAGCAAAATTTAAAAGCCCCGAAGAACCTAAATAACTCATTCGGTAACTACGCATACAGGAGTTGCGAAGGAATTCTGGAATCAGTTAAGCCGTTACTGGATGGGTTAGTCTTAAGCATTACGGATGATGTTGTTGCTGTTGGCGACAGAATTTATGTCAAATCGACTGCGACTTTAACGGATGGAGAGCACTCTCACAGCGTAACAGCGATGGCAAGAGAGCCAATGTCAAAAAAAGGAATGGATGACGCTCAGGTGACAGGGGCAACAAGTTCTTATGCTCGTAAATATTGCTTAAATGGACTTTTTGCAATTGATGATTCGAAGGATGCGGATAGTAACGAGCATAAACAACAAGAAAGAAATTTTAATCCTGATGCTGTTTTGTCTGAGTTTACTGGAAATGCCATGAATATTAGCAATATAAAAACATTAAAGTCTGAATTTGGTAAAACATGGAAGTTACTTGACAACACGCCAGAACAAGCAAAAGCGAAAGAAGTTTATGACATTAGGAAATCAGAGTTGGAGGCTGCTTAATGGCAATTAACACAATAACGGCAAGTGGAAACCTAGGTAAAGATTGCGAACAGCGATGGACGCCGAATGGTAAAGCGGTTGCATCTTTTAGTTTGCCAGTGAAGCAAGGTTACGGAGAGCACGAAAAAGTATCTTGGGTTATCTGCAAGATGTTTGGCCCTAAAGCTGAAAAGTTACCTCCACACCTAACCAAAGGAACAAAGGTTACAGTAACTGGTGAGTTCGTCATGGAAGAATGGACAAGCCAGAACGGTGAGAAAAAATCAGCACCAGTAATTATCGTTGATCAATTAGATTTTGGTGGTAACGGTGGAAATCAGGCGGGAAGCCAGAAGATACAGCAATCAGCGCATCAACCGCAAGCACCACAAAACGAACCCCCTCAAGATTGGGATGATCAAAAAATACCCTTCTGACCCTACCCGTTTAACCAAAGGATGCAAGTATTACTCAGTGCAAGGATGCAAACAGGAGATAGATATGATAACCGTTAATTCTTATTTCAGCGGTGCTGGTCTTATGGATATTGGGATTATCCAATCTGGAATAAATATAGGGCAAGCATTTGAAATTGATACATCTGCTTGCAAAACCTACCGTCATAATTTAGGCGATCATATTAAAGAGTGCGATATCACAAAAGAGTTAGTTTTAGAACAAGACTCATGTGACGGCATGATATTTACTTATCCATGCACTAAATACAGCACAATCGGCGATATACATGGTGTGAGAACTGGTGATGAATTGTTTTTACATGCATTGCGTCACTTAGCTATTGCGCGACCTGAGTTTTATGTCGTTGAGAATGTACCTGGTATGAAAGCATTTCCAGTTGTCATGGAAGCAATGCAAAAAATGCCAGATTACTACGTTAATGTTTTTTGCCCTGTCAAGTCAGAAACTTGGCTACCACAGAAGCGCAGCCGATTAATAATCATCGGTACGAAAAGGAATTTCACGCCACGCCCACCAGAAAATCATAAGCCAATTAAGCTAGCTGATGTCCTGGAAAAAGAACCAGAAATCAATATACCGAATTCTGTTTATTCGAGAATGAATGGCGCATACCGAGACAAACCTATTATCAGTAATCCACAAAATGGTGATATCGCACCGACCTGCGTTGCTCACTATGCGAAAGATAAAAGCACTCGATTAGTAACTGATAAAAACTTTCCAATGGGTGTTAGGCCATACACGGTACGCGAATATGCGCGATTACAAGGTGTACCTGATTGGTTTCAATTCCCCGTGAGCCAGACTGACGCATACCGCCAAATAGGAAACGGCGTTAGTGTCCAGGTTGGTGAATGGATAGGAAATGAAATTAAGCACTATATCGCAGGGATGCAATGAAGAGGAATGAATAATGGCAATAGTTCAGTTTTATATAGCCGGTGGCAGAGGTGAAGACCCGTCAGGAATTAGTGAAGAAAACCTCTATGAATTACCAGATGATCATAACTTCAGTGCTGATGATGACCTCGATTCATGCATTGAAGCATGTGCAGAATATTATCACGATAACTGTGATGGATGGGAGGATCAATGGCCATTGTTATTCATGCTATGGATTGACGACCAATATCTTGGCACGTTTGAAGTTTATCGTGAGTTTGACCCAGTATTTTCAGCAAATAAGGTGGGATGATGAAAGACAGAATCAAGTTTAACGATGTAATGCTAAAGGCTGTTATGGATGGCAGAAAAACACAGACGCGCCGACCAATTGAGCCACAGCCTAAAGTAACCGAGGAAGAGTTACGTAAGCTTAATGCATGGCAAGAGGGTTACACCTTATCCGAGCAAGTATGCGCAGCGTGGCGACACGGATTTATTGATGATGATTGCCCTTATGGACAAGCTGGCGACATCATCAACATTGCAGACAAAGACGGTAATATCAAAGGGAAAATTGAAATTACTGATGTTTGGGTTCAGCAAATAAATGATATTAGTGAAAGCGATGCTAAAGCAGAGGGATTCGATGGGTATAAAAACTCTTACTCATCCGAGTTTACTTTGATGTGGAATACAATATACGCCGAAGATGGCTGGATTAATAACGAATGGGTGTGGGTGATTGAGTTTCGCAAAGTAGACTAAAGAGGCATTTTGACAGTGGATTAGTCACATGGATGTGAGTATGATTTCAGTTTTCATTTTTGTTAAGGTTAGGATATGAAGCGGAATATAGATGATTTCAATGGAATGAAAGATTTTATTATTAGTATTGTTGGGGTTGTTGCTTGGTTTCTAATTGGGTTCATTATTATTGTTGGTTATTTCACTTTGGAAACTAAAGGTGAAAGCGTTATGCTAAACTATATTTCTACATTTTTTACAACTTTATCAGGTATGGGTATTGTAGTCGGTTTTATAGTATATGCATTGCAAAAAAATGATAAAAAAAAGGAATTAAAACAGAACTTTGAACATTACTGTAATGTCATTTCTGAAGAAAAAGAAAAAATAATAGAATTTTATATAAAACTGAGAGATATAGAAAAAGACATAAAGGATGATAAATTAGAGAATGTTTCTCTTCGATTTAGAAAAGATGCCTATACTTTTATAATAAAAAAATCAAACAATAAAGATAAAAAAATGTATTCATTTTTTATAAATTCAACAATCATTCAAATGATGAGCCAAACTTGCAATGATTCATTAAAAATTAGTTATGATCTCTATTTACCACTTAAGAAATTAATCGATGAAACTATAATTCTGGAAAGAAGATTATATGCTCTATTCTTACAATATGATTCAACCAATGGGATAAAAAACAAAGTGCAAGACGAAAGAATTAATAGAATATTAAAATTTGAACTATTCACAAAAAGAAAGAGAAAATTAAAAAATATTAAAAAGATAAAAACCCCTACCCTGCACTAGCAGGGTTTTTTATACCTAAAATTCAGAGTAACAATTAATGCAAATAATAGGATATGTATTACTCATGCTAATACAGGGTTCTGTTGTGCCTGTAACGGAAGATATATACACGCAATCGGAATGCAATAAACGTGCTGAATATTTAATGTCAGTTAGGAATGTTGAAGTTGTTTGTGGAGAGGTGTGGAATGAAAGATAAATATAGTGTGAACTTACAAGGATACGAGGAAGAAGGTTTTGAAATTGAGCCGACAATAAA